TCCTTGATGAGATCCCGCTCGGTTCGCAGCAGCTGCTCGCGCGCCGTCCGGCGTTCCTGCTCCGAAATCTGCCAGAGGCGGTATTGTTCCTGTACCGCCGCCGCTCGTTTCCTTTGCAGATCGTCCTGAATGGCGCGTTGCCTGAAGAACTCCGGAGGGTTTTCCTGAAACAGACGGTCCCAGTCCGGCTCGGGTAGCTCGGTCAGGGCTTTGTATTGCTGTTGCAGGGCCGGAAGGAGTTCCGCGTACTGGGCCCGCTCGACGCGTACCGCCTCACGCTCCGCGTGGAGCGCCTTGGCGCTCTCCGACAGAGCCATGGTTTTCCGCGTGTAGTCCGACGTCCGCAAATAACCGTTGATGACCTCGGCCTCGGGGAGCGCCACGTCCTTGCCGTCGATCTTGACGGTGAGCGTGCGCGCCTTTGGCCTTGTGTCCTCCTCGGCACTGTCTTCGCCGGTCGCCTCCTCCGGTCCCTCTCCCTCGTCCTCGTCCGGCGGGAGAATGACATCGTCGATCTCCTCGTCCTCGGCCGTGGGCAGCGTCTCGCGTGGACCGGTCTCGGCCTCGGGCGGCGCCGCGTGTTCCTGGGCCCGAGGCTCAGGCTCGCGACGTGGCACGACTGGCCGCTTCCGAGGCTCTGGGTTGCCGCTGTCGCGATCCAGAATGGCCTCGATGCTGGCCGCCGCCTCTTGCAGTGTGGACCCGGCGCGTTCCGGCGCCGGGCTGCCCGTTTGCTGCTGGGTGCCACTCATTTCTGTTCGTCCTCGTCCGTTCCGATGACGGATCGATAGTTGTGTCGAAGGATGCGGGCGCCGCTGATGACGCCGGCCAGATCGGCCGCCAGTGCGTCCAGGGCGCGCAGCATGAGGTAGGCCGCCTCGCGGCCGTCGCGGTCGCCCGGCGCCGATCGGCGCATCAGGTGGGCGTAATGGTTCTGGAGGCGTTCGAAGGCCGCCCGCAGCCCCGGGTCGGCCAGGGTCTCGTGGGCGGCCACGGCCGCCGTCTCGGCCTCGCGCAGGGCCATCGACGGCGGCTGCCGAAGCGGGGACGGGGAACGGAACCCGGGAGATTTCATGGCGCCCGGTTCCGGGGTTGTGCTAAACTCCGCTCGGATTTGAGCCAGGAGTCACCGATGCACATCCAGCGGATCAACCGGAAGCCGCCCGCGTGGCGCGATCCGGAATACCCCGACGTCGAGCTGGGCGGGCCGTGGGGCAGCGTATATTCGTTGTGGGCGGTCAACGACCTCCAGCAGCAGCGCGGCCTGCCGGAGATCGAGAACCTGATGCGGCCATACCACGGCCGTCCGTCCATGCGCCTGTCGTGGTGGGACAAGAAGCAGAAGAAGGTGCGCGGCGTGGATATCTGGGCGGACATCGTCATGTCCCCCCGCCAGTGGAATCATCTCCACCCAGAAGCCCGGCGGCTGGTACCGCACCGCCTACTGCCGCAGGAAGCCCTCGGTATCCATTTGCTCGAGCCCACTCCAGCGCGGACCTGAGCCGGCCCTCGGCGATCAGGCGTTGCCACAGCTCGTAGTCAGGCCGGACGCCGATCTGACCGGAGGCCTGTAACCGCTTCAGGTTCTGCTGCGCTTTCGCGGCCTCGTTGGGGTCGTCCAACAGGCCCTGGTAAATCCCCGGCGCGGCGGGTTCGTTGCGCTGGAGTATCTGATCCATGTATTTGGTGGCGTAGCCCTTGCCGGCGTTCGAAGCCCGCATGCGCTGGCCGTAGTTGACGTAGGCGTTCGCGCTGGACGCGTCCGCCCGGCCGATCTTCGCGCCCGGGACGATCTTCTGGATCTCGGCGGCCAGCCCGGCGTCCAGTTTCTTCTGGACGTCGCCGCCTTTCGCGGTTTGATCGAAGTTGAGGAACCCCCCGCCCTCGCCCGTGTTGGTGAAACCGAGGCCGTGCCTGTCGCCGAGGTCATAAAGCGCCTTCGCTTCTTCAGGCGTGGTGGTGCGCCCGAGGTCGATCGTCACGGCCGTTGATTTGTTGGAGCCCGCGCGCCGGTCGAAGAACGAGACCGGGCTGCCGATCTGCATGTCGCTCAGGCCGCGCACGGCGGCGGCGCTCTCAAGGCCCTTCATCGTGGCCGGGTTGACGATCCGCTTATCGGTGGCCGGGTCGGTCATCGTGTCGATCAGCGGCCGGGCGATGTCCACCGGGTTGCTCTCGACCGGGCCCCTGCCCTCCTGCCACGCACCGCCTCCCTGGCGGGTGCCGCGCGTCATCAGGCCCAGCTGGTTGAGCTGCGGATCGACGCCGCCGGGATTGATGCGGCGACCGGCCGCGTGCCACTCCTCCGGGGTCATGCTGCCGGTCGTCAGGCCGGTTGAGCCGCCCGGGATCTGCTCGTGCGGCATGTCTGCGGTGTACCAGGGCGCGTAGTCCGGATAGGTCGCGTTCGCCCGCCGGTCCCCCTCGGCCGCATCGACACCGAAACGACGTTGCAGGGATTCGGATTTGCCGGAGACCCACGGCGCCGCCTGGATCTCGCCCGGCTTCCAGTCGGTGCGGCCGCCGAGGCCGGCGGCGTTGGCGCGATTGACCGCCTGGGTCGTTTCATAATCGAGCCAGTTATGCTGCGCCGGGCCGAAGGCCTTGTCCCACTCCTCGCCGGTTTTCGGGTCGACGAAACCGAATGCCCGGCCGTGCCAGATGTCATTCGTTCCGGTCGTCCCCTCGAGCGCCGTGGGGTCCATGTGCTGGCGATAAATGTCGGTCTTTTTCCCGAGGGCCATCGCGGGGAATTTCGCCGCGTCCAGCGACTCGTCCGGCGATCCCGGGCGGGAATTGCGGCCGGGCTGGTCACGCGCGGCGAGATATTCCTCCTGCGCGGCGCGTGCCTCGTTGAACGTCTTCGCCTGCTGCCCGGTGCGGACGATGTCCGCCGGCTGGCCGCGCGCCAGCGCGTTGCGGGCCTGTAATGAAAACGCGGTGTTGGTGCCGGGGTCCGCCTGGGCGGACATCACCGCCCATTCCTCCGCGATCTGGCGCGCCTTGATCGGGTCGCCGCCGCTGACCTCCTTGATGTAGTCCTGCACCCGCTGATACCAGTCCGACCCGCCGACGCCGCGCGCCACCTGGGCGTCGAACGCCTCGCGCAGTCGCTGGACATCCTCCGGCGTCACGGTGCCCGCCGGGGCGCCGACGTAGTTCCCGTCGGGACGTTTGAAAGCGAGGTGCGGGTCGGACGCGGCCGTCACGGCGGCGTCCTCCGGCGTCATGGCGCGGAGGTTCGGCAGGCTGGCGTTGCCGCGCTCGCCCTTGCCGACCTGATTCAACCGGGCCACGCCCTCGTCGAGCATCATGCCGCGATCGGCGATCCACCTCGCGTAGTCCTCGGGGCTCATGCCCTGCGTGGCGCCGCGCGCCGCCTGGGCGCCCCTGGCGGGGTCGTAGAGCAGGCCAGGGGACAGCTCGGACAGATCGGGCGCGCCCCCGGCCGCGCGCGGCCCGGGGACGCTCACGGGCCCCGCCCCGCCCTCGCGGATGTAGGGCGCGGCTCCCTCGACGAACTCCGGCACGTCCGGCGCCAGACGCGCCGCGACACGCGGCCCGGCGCGCCGGGCCATGTTGGCGCCGAGAACCACGCCGCCCTCGGCCGCCGCCGGCCCCGCGCCGCCTCCGGCGGTCGGGAGCAGATCGAGCAGGCCGGGGACGGCCAGCGAGGCCTCGTGCGGCCACTGCTCATCCGTCTTGATCGGCAGCACCGCCGCCCGGTGGGGCAGATCCTGGGGGTAGACCAGGCGCCCGTCCGGCAGGCGGAACATGGTCCCCGAATCCCATTGCTCTTCCTTGGCGCCCTCGGGGATATCGAGACCGGGGAACCGCATCGCGCGCTCGGTGGGCGTGGCGATGTCCGTCGTCAGCAGGCCGCCGATCGCCTGCGCGCCGCGTTTGATGTTCGGCCAGACATCGGCCGCCGTGTCGGACCAGCCGCGCGGAGGCGCGAAACCAGGGGGGTTCTGTTCCGATCCGACAGGCTGATTGCTCAGGGCCAGCAGGCGTTTCTGAAGCTCCGGATCGTCCGGATACAGCAACGACGGGTCGGGGAGGTCGAAGAGGCTGGCCATCAGTCGAGCAGCCCCTTGAGAATGGCCGCCCGCGCCTCTGCCGCGCTTTGTGCTGTTGGCGCCTTGTAGTCCGGATACAGCGCCGTCTGGCGGGACTGGAGAGCCTGAAGGAGCGCCGGCAGGCCGGAGGCGCCCTGGAGAGGCGCGCCCGGCGATGTCGGGCCGATCGCGCCGTTGAGATCCACGCCGCCCGGGCCGATGCCCCACGGCAGACCGCCGCCGGCTCCATAAGCGCCGATCATGTTGCCGTCCCGGTCATACCAGCCGGCGTTGCCGCGCACGGCGAGCGGCCCGCTGCCGTTGGGATCGAGCGGCTGCCCGCCCGGGAGGTTGGACTGAAGCACGCCGCCGCCGTTGTCGCCGGCACCCAGCGCGTACATCGTCCCGACCGGCGCCGACGGCTGGCCGGAGCCCGAGAACATATTGGCCCACGCTTTTTTGGTGTCGTCGTCGGGATACATCAGGGCCGGATCGTTACTGTCTGGCATCAGAGGCCCCCGCCGTCGGGAGAGGCCGGCGGCGCGCCGCCGGGGGGTGCCGCGCCGCCATTGGCCGGCGGCATGCCCATCGGCCCGGCGCGCAGGGCGTTGCGGATCAGGCCGGTGCGGATCTGCGCGTTCGCCCGCTGCGCGGCGATGTCCCGGTTCGCGTTGAGCGTGGCGTCCTGCTGCTGTGCCGCCGCGCCCAGGGCGGCGCGCTGCTGCACCGCCCCGGCGATTTGCTGTTCGCGTGACATCTGCAACTCGTGCGCCTGCGTCAGCGCCTGCCGGTCGCGCTCGAGCGCCGCCTGGATCTGCTGGATATCGACCTGGGTGCCGTATTTCGCCTGGATCTCGGCCGCGCGCAGCAGCACGTCCGCGTCCAGCTGGTCGCGCCGGAAATCGTCGTCCGATTTCGCCTTCGCGACATCCAGCTGCTGCTGGCTCTGATCGGTCTGGAATTTCGCCTGCGTCTTCTGCTTCTCGACCTCGGCCAGCAGCTGGTTCGGATCGGGCGCCTTGTTCTGCTGCATCTGCTGGCTAAGCATCACTTCCTGATCAGGCGTCACCACCTTGAAGAAGCGGTCGGGGTTCTTGAAACCGGCGATCCGCAGCATCTCGGCATAGGTTTCGCGTAGTTGCCCGATCGACACGAGAGCGTTGTTCGGCCCCAGCATTTGCAGGACCTGTTCCTGCTTCGAACCGATCATGCCGAGGAACGCCATGCGCTGCTCGTCGGTGCCGCGCCCTAAACCGACATTGACGGAGACGTCCATCTCGGCGTCCCAGAAACGCGGATCGACGCTGACCCATTCGTTACGAAGGCGCACCACACGCGCCTTGTCGGTGTGCCGGATGACGTGCCGCAGCACGCCCTTGAAGACGTCCTTGACCCCGATCTCGGCGAACGTCCGCGCGATCAGCTCGACGCGGTCCTGCTGCGCCTCGACGGAGGCGGAGACGGCGGATTTCGTCGTGGACTGGAGGACGTTGGCGTCGAGGCCCTGGCTCTGCCGCGAGATGCCGGTGCGCTGCGACCGCATCTCGTCAAGGTAGTTCATCACGCCCAGCGCCTGCTGGCCGATGAACGGCTCGGACAGCGGCTGCACCATGCCCGGCGCCTGCATGCGGATGATCGCGCCGACCTCGTTGTTCAGCACGTCGTCCATCGTCACGGCGTTCTCGACGACGGCCGTGCGGGGAAATATGGACTGGGCCAGACTGTCCAATATCGAGCGCAGGACCGAGGTCTTGATGTCCTGTAGGTCGATCGTCTGATCGGCGATGGAATAGCCGATCGCGGCGTGCGGCAGGCGGACGGCGGACAGGATGGCGAACGGCGCCTCGGCGTCGATCTCGTCCACGGCGATGTCCTCATCGCTCTCGCCGACCGTGCAGATATGATGCAATTCGGCGATGCCGTCGCCGTCGGCGTCGATCCTGACCCACGCCTCGGTGTGCGGCACGCGCCACGTGGATATGTCCGGCCCGCCGTCCGGATCGCCCTCGCGCAGGCCGGGATTGCGCTGCCGCGCCTCGTTCGACCGCACGCTGTTGCGCGCCGTGGCGTCGGGGGACGCGTGCGCCTCCACCATCTCGCGGTCGTAGCCGCGCTCGAGGAGGTCGGAGACCGTCGGCGTGGTGCGGTGCGCCGTGTAACGGGAGGTCAGTACGGATCTGGCCTCGCGGGCGATCAGGAACTCCTCCGGCGGCACCGCCTCGACGCGCAGCACGCGGCGGCGGCGCGATCGGCGGACGGAGCAGTCGATCAGCGGCTGCGGCCCGGGGTCGAACATGCCGATCTGGATCGGCGGCGGGGTGCCGCCGACATCGAGCGGCACCAGGGCGCCGCCGGGGGCCGGAGGCGGCCCGGGTGGGCCAGAAGCCCCTGGCGGTCCGGAGGGCGGCATGCCGCCGGGCGGCGCCCCAGGTGGGCCAGGAGGCCCTGGCGGTCCGCCGGGTGGCGGCGGAGCAGGCGGGCCCCCGATGGGCGGTGTGGCTGACAGTGCTGTCGGGGGCCCGCCCCCGGCCGGCGGAAGGGAGGAATCGGCCCCGCCGGGCGGAAGGGGCGAGGCGCCGGGCGCCAGGGGGCCGGGCACGGCGGCGTTCGGTGCCGGCTCATCGGTGTCCGCCTGCTGGGTCGACTGCTCCAGCACCTCGATCTCGGGGTCCGACGCCAGCTGCAAGAATTGCAAAAGCGTCAGGCCGGTATAGTCGAACTCCTCGACCAGCTCGCGCTCGTCGAACCACCATTTGATCACCCCGATCTTCTTCAGCAGGGCGTCGTGTACCGCGTCATAGAGCGTAACGAACCAGTTGTTGCCGTCGGCGTTCAGGAGGTAGCCGACATACTCCGTCGCCTGCCGCGCCGCCGCCTCGTCCTCCTGGGACGTCGGCTCGTAATCGACCACGCGATCACCACCCGCGAAAACGCGAATAATCCCGGGCAGCATCGTGTGGATGATGTCGGCGACCTCGCGCACCACGGTGCCGGATCGCCCCGGGTCGCGCTTCTCCGGGGTGTTGTCGTCGTTGAGAACCAGCCCCTCGTAATAAACGAACGCGCGTTCCCGGTCGGGCGCCAGCGTGTCGTCGGCGTAGGATTCGGCATCGTTACGATACGCGCGCAATATCGCCAGGATCTCGTCGTCGTCCAGGGGATCTGACCGGCGGGTCGCGCGGCGCGCCATGGCGTGGTGTGACCGATGCAATGGTTGCGATTTCGCCAATTACGCGCCGAATCACAAAAACGCAAGGACCACCACCTCCGGTTGCGGGGCGGCGTGGAGCGGGCAAGAAAAAGCCCGGCACGCTGGGGGCGGGCCGGGCCAGTAAGGGAAGTAATCTGTCGGTTCGTCCGGGGAGCCTAGACCGGCGGCGGATTGGATTCCACCACCCGCGACAAATAGGTCAGCCAGTCGGCGACCTCGGGCGGGATCTCCTGCTCACCCGTGGCCCAGCGGTGGATCGTGTTGTGCGGCCGTCGCAGGGCGGCCGCCAGCGTCCGCTGGGACCACCGCAGGCTCTCCAGGGCCCCGCGCAGCCCCGAGGCCGTCATGGGGCCTCTCCGTCGCCCCGGCGGCCGCGCTCGAGGGGAGCGAACGCGTCGTCCCACCGCCACCGCTCGGCCAGCTCGCGTTGGCGCTTCGCCTCGGCCGCCGCCCCCCTGGCGTGATACGCCAGGGGAACGACCACGCAGAGCGCGCAGATGATGAGCCAGATCATGGCGTGTCCCTCCGTTTCACGACGTGGCCGACGGCCTCGTCGAAGGTTTCAAAATGGCTGACGACCCGGTGGGCGGCGTAGGGCTGGGCGCGCCAGATGATCGGCCCGGGGAAGTAAAGCACCACGCCGACGGCCTTGCCGTCGCGCCGGACGAACCAGTGGTGGTCGCCGGCCGTGGGCGGGGTCACGGTGACGTCCATGGCTCAGCCCTCCGCCCGAAACGGGACGACGTTCTCGCCGGCCGGCTGCTCCAGCTCCGACCCGTCGTCGTTGACGATCCGGCACTCGTGCGGGTTGGTGACCAGCAGCCGCTCGGCCATCGGACGCGGCATGCGGAGGATGTCGAACACGGTGCCGGGGGCGACACCGATCCGGTAGTTCTTCACCGATCCGCCCGAGAAGAAATGGCCCGACCGCACCACGATGTTGGCGCCCAGTTTCGCGCCGCTGTCGCGGCCAAACACCCTGGCGACCTCGCGCCCGCCGACCACGACGTTGACGTTTTCGCCCTGGTCCAGCTCCCTGGCGCCGGCCTCGGCGTGATAATCCACCCGCAGGCGCACCAGCTCGGCCTCGGCGGTGCCGTCCTCACCATAGACGTCCCGCAGCGCGGCCCTGACGTCCCCGACCACTTCCGCCGGAAACACCCACGTCCTGCTGGTGGAGTCCCAGACCCCGGCGAGGCTTTTGGCGCGGGCGACGAACTCGCGGTTGTAGGGGGAAACCACGGCGACGCCGTCCTTGGTTGTGATGACTTTGATGGTCACTGTAAGATCCTCTTGTGTGTTGAGTTCAGGTTTCCGGGGGCCGGGCGTGTCACCGCCCGGTCCCGTGGTTTCAGGTCTCAGTAGTGGTGGCGCGAGCCGACATAGTTGAAGTCGTCCAGGGGATCGACCGCTTCCCCGACCGGCGCCGCCTTGGCCAGACGCACGGCCCGCTTCCAGTTACTGGAGCCGGGTTTGATGGTCTGGGTGTAGTCGAGCAGCGTGTCGCGCCGGAGCTTATGCACGGCGACCCAGTGGCCGCCTTCGCCGTCGGCGTCCAGCATGACGTCGTAGCGGGTCCGGCCGCCGTCGGGGCTGACCTCGATCCATTCGTTCGCCATCACAGCGCGATCCGTTCCGGGTTGTAGCGAACGCTCACGGTGTCGTTGGTGTGCGCCTTGATCAGCGCGCGGAGGCCGTCGAGGAACGCGAACGCGTCGTCCTCGGTGACGAATTTCAGGTCGAGATTGACCGCGCCGTCGAAGACGTGGCTACCGTCCGACAGCGGCTCACGGGCCAGGAAAATGTAGTTCTGCCGGTTTGGGCCGGCTTCGTCTCTTTCGCTCATCGTGCTAGTCCTTGGTTCCGACCGTGCGTGATCGCGCGGCCGTTCGGGACAATATGTCCACGGTGGACAGAATGTCAACCACCTCAATCCAAGGAGCAGCACATGCCGTTCGTTTCAGGATTTCTCCGCCTGCGTCGCGGCGGTCATCCCGACAATTCGCTGCCGGGCGTCGACGGGCCCGTCGACCCCGATTTCGGGATCGATGAGGGCGCCGGCATCGACAACTCCCTGCCGATGCCGACACCGCCGCCCGGGATCTGGCCGCCTCCGGTTGGCATCTGGCCGCCGACGCCGCTGCCGCCTGACTTCACCATGCCCCCGGGGTCGATCTGGCCGCCCGTGCGTCCGGATCGGCCCGACCAGGGGCTGCCGCGCCCGCCGGGCGCTCCCGTACGGCCCGACCAAGGTTTGCCCGGTACACCGCCCGCGCCGGACCAGAGCCTGCCTGGAGCCGGCGGCACGCCGTCGCATCCGATCACCTCGCAGAAGTATCTCGTGGCGATCGTGGGCGCCTCGCAGGGCGGCGGCCTGAAGGTGGTCGGCTACACCGTCGTCGATCCTTCGCTGCGCCCGTCGCGGCCGCTGCCGCCCACGCCCGCGCCGAAATAAACGTGCCGAGAACAATCTCCCGCCGGGGTTCCCCCGGCGGGCTGCCGCTACTGGTGCCGCTCGCCTGGGTCCTCGGCACCGCCGGTTTGTGGCTGCTGATCTGGCTCGGCCTGGTCTGGGCCGGGCGCTACATCTGACGCGACCAGGGCACGCGCGCGGGCCACCACTTCCATGTCGCGATCGTATCGACGCCGCTCCGACGGATGATGTTTCGTCGACACGTAGTGCGCCTCGATCCACTGCTCGAGGTCATTGGCCAGCTCGTGGACCATGTCGACCAGCAGCTGGTAATGCGCGGTCATGTCCGGTCACACCACCCGCAGGCGGCGTTTGATCGCCCCGCCGCCCAGCGACCCCGGAACGCGCGCGAAACGAAGCATCATCAGCGCGTAGCGCAGCGCGCTGATCACGTCGTCGTGCTGTTTCACCGGGCGGCCGTCCTTCCTGTGGTAGTTTCGCAGCTCCTCGAGGAGGTCCGACAGGTGACTGAATATTTTGAGGCGTCCGGATTCCAGTCGGTCGACCATGTCCGCGATGGACGCCTCGAGGCCGTAGCCGCCCTCGGGGAACGTCGCATGCTCATACAGCATCTTCAGACCGTTGCGGCGATACAGCTCGGCGATCGGCTCGCCGGAGGTGCGGTCGTGCTGCGCGGCGTCGTGCGGCCACGCCACTGGGGTCAGGGCGCCCCAGCCCTTCAGCAGGGACGCGTGCTGGGCCACGGTATGCTGCGTGACACTGAGGGCGTGGGTGACGTGCACCGTGTCCGCCTCGCGGTCATGCGCGATGTGCACGGCGCCGAACGGGTGATCGAAGCCGAGATCGATGCCCATGATGCGCGGCCAGTGCCGGGGTATCTGGAACGCGTCCTCGGTGAACGCGGACTCTGGGATCGCGAAGACCTTGCCACTACCGAGTTGCGGGATGCCCCTGGTGCGCGCCTCGCGCTCGTGCGGTTTGTAGAACGATACGATGCGTTTACGCTGCTCGGGCGAAAAGTGGCTGGCGTCGTCGATCGTCATCTGGATCAGGACGCGATCGAGGGTCGTCGGCTTCGGGTAAAACAGGCGGACGACCTCGGACATGCCCTCGAGCGGGGTGAACGTCATCATGACGAGGCCATTGCTGGCGTTCGTGCGGGTCACGGCCTCGGCGTAGATGTCGTAGGGCGGCTCTTCGTCCATCCACACGACGTCGAGGGTCTCGGCCTGCAACTTGGCCCGGTCCTGCTGGTAAGACTTAAATCCGATCGTGGAATTGCCGCCCGAGGCGTGGCGAACCGTCACGGTGTCGAAAGCATCCGTCACGCCTCTGGAGGCGCTCGAGCCAACGATCAGCCGCTTCGGCACGAGGCCCGTACCGGGGCTGGCGGCACGCCCGAAAAGCAGCCGCTGGCAGCTGTCGCGGGTCAGCTCCGAGGACACGCCGATGGCCCAGGAGGCGATCGGATCACTGAACACCCGCCCCTGCCACCATTGGGGGTAAAGGCCGGTCAGGTGGTAGGACATCTCGGCGCTGGCGCTATAGGTTTTGCCGCACTGGTTCGCGGCCAGCAGCAGCCTCTCGCGGGCGGTCCTGCCGAACGCGTGGAACGCCTCCTGTTTCGGATAGGGCTCGTAGAGTTCAATGGCGCGCTCGGACAGCAGCCGCTTCGTCTCGGCCCGCAGCGCGCGGAGCGCCTCCGCGTCCTGGCCCCGGAGGGCTTCCTCGAGCGCGGCGCTCACTCAGGCCCGCCCGGCCGCGTCCGGCACGCGGCCTTCGAACCGCCCGATCATTTCCTTGAACAACGTCACGATATCATTACGATCGGCGCCGTTGGACATGAAATTGCAACGACCCGTCTTGTCGCCGTAGGGGAATACCAGCATCACGACGCCGACCTGTTTGTCGGTCGCGCTGGCGTCACCGTTGAACATCTCGTCGACCGCCGCCATCACCGCGATCATCTTCCGATGATACTCCGCCTCGACCGGCGCGTCGCCCAGACGTCCCCGTGGGGGGAGAGCGCCGTACTGCTGCTTTGGCCCTGGCATGCGCGGCATGGTGGTTCTCCTCTCGTAACGACCCGGAGGGGGATTCTCCGCCGGTTCCGTCCGAGGATATCACGTCCAACGCTTCTTCGAACCGGTCCAGCGCCTCGCACCATTCGTCCCATGTCGGTCGCACGCCGGGGGCGTTTCGCCCGATGAACGACCGGGCCAGTACTTTCGGCCAGCGACGCAGCGCGGCCAGCTGCTGCTCCTTGTTCATCGCCCGCCAGCCTATGCCTCGCCGGGCGCGGGCTCAATGGCCTCTTCCCGGCCCCTGGAGGGGGTCTGTGGCCGGGCACGGTTTTTTCGCGTGGGTGAGAGCGGGGTGAGGCGTGGAGGGACGGGGCGGGGGTGCCCGGTCGGATTGGCGGGCATGCTTTTCCGGACCCGCCCCCTCTTTCGCGGCCCCGGGGGGCTCGAGCCCGCTTTCGCCGGGCGACCACCCCATTCCGCCCATGCTAATGCAACCATAGGTTGATAGCCCTTGGTTGTGCAACCGTTGCGTGTGCAATCAGGACGCGAGTGCATCATCAATGTCCAGGGTTTCCGCCGTTCGTCCTCGCCCAGGCCCCCTGTCCAAATACGACCGTATACGGACAGGCGATTTGCCCCTGCCCAGAACACAGCCTCGAGGCGTTCTGGACAGGGTCGACGTTATGGACACCATCAACGGACAGTCCGGCCCGCCGTGTTAGTGCCCGTTCATCGCCCCGGCCACCTGTTCAAACGGTCGTTTACGGATGACCTCGGGTTTTGTATGACCAACTAACGCTACGGCCGCAGGCATATCTCGAGATCACCAGTCATCGTCCGTAACGACATCGACCGCCTCGAGGTCTGTATGGGCTCCGTCGATCGTCGGGCCCTCGAGCTGCCTCGGCTGTTCCGCTGCCGTTATGGTCTGCTCGATCAGCGCGAGGACGGCGACCAGCTTATCGGCCGGCAAGCGCTGCAAAGGAGAGTCCACGACCATGCTCCGCTGCACGAACATCCCCATCTCCTTGCCGATCAGCTCCAGCCCCCTGTTCACCGACGCCCGATCCTTCGCCTCCTTCGCCCCGTAGACGTTCTCGACCAGCTCGCGCAGCACCCAGTCGCGCGTCGGCGCCATCTTCTCCAGCTGTGATATCCGCTTCGCCTCCACGACCGCGTCCAGCTCGGCGATGCGCGCTTTCACCTCCGGCCGCCGCATCAGCCGCGTCGCGGCGTCGTGGGCGCTGTAGCCAGCCTCCATCGCGGCCTGCGTGCCGTTCAGCCCGCGCGCCACCGCCTGACAGAACGCCTCCCTCTTTCGCTCGGTTGGCGTCATTGCCTCGCCTCCAGCACGTTCTTCCAGCCCCACCACGCCAACAACACCGCGTCCGCCTCATCATGGCTCTTCAACCCGCTGTAGCCGCCCAGCACCGCGTCGGCCATCGCCATGCTGTTGGCCTTCCCCTCCTTGCCGCCGCCCAGGCCAAACGACCACCGCCACGCGGCCGGACGCGCCGACACCACCGGGCACGTCGCGCGCAGCGTCAGCACGCCCTCGATCCGTCCGACGCCAACGCCCAGCTGATACGCGCTGCCGCGCCCCATGTTCGGGCTCGCCTGCTGCCCCTCGATCACCACCAGGTTCGCCTGCTGAACCAGGGCGCCGATCACCAGCAAGGCCTCCGCGCCAACGACACGCTGGAGCGTCGCCGTGTCGCGGCCGGAGCGCACACAGATCATCGCCGCCGCTCCGCTGGCACCCGGATCGATGCCCAGCACCAGCCGTTCACGGTTCGGCTCATCTGCACGCATTGCACGAACTCCCTCCATATATCAAACATCAATATGCACACTGCACAGGTGCACAGTGCGTTTTGAGTTGCCCAGCACACGCCGTCGGCGCGGGCGGCGTCGGCGCCCTCGGCCTCACACACCCTTCTCTATATGTGTGTGTATATTTACTGTGTAGTGTGTAATATAAGAAAA